CGCCAGAAATGCTGGCTAAGATTAAAGCCCAGCCAGAAGATGCCGTACTCGCTGACTGGGTCATTACCGCACGCACGTTATCACGCCCTACTGACGATGCCGAGAAGATCCTGCACGAGCGTCTAGATAGCGTGCCGTCGATTCAGGCTGGATGCGGAGTTACCATCACGCGCAAGATCCAGAAAGGAAGTTACTCGTTCCCGGATATGCCGGCGTTCTTCTCAGCGTTTAGGGAACTGCTCCCAGGTGATGATGCGCTAGCCAAATGCGTCACACCATCTGTAACCAGGGTAAAGGACCAACTGGCTGAAAAGCTCGGTGTCCCAAAAAGCGGCAAGGCCCCAGTGACCGCCGAAGGGCTCTTTGACTCACGCCTGAGACCTTTCGTAGTCCAAGGAGAACGTAAAATTTTGCAATTCACTTAAAGCATGAAGATCGTTGAACGACCCTACAAGAAACTTAAATTCCGCAAGCGCACTATGTCTCGCTTGCCCCAGCTCAACAAAGCCAACCAGCTTTACCGACGCACAATTGGCGGACACCGTCCAGTAGCTCAAAATTTTACCCCTACTCTACATGGGCCGGAGATTGACTGACGCAGATCTCGCTGGGATTCTGACAAAACAGGGATTCGAAGTTGATTTCAAGTTCCGCAAGAACTCGGTTAAATCAGCCGGCCCATCAGAGTCACAACTCCAGCAGGCTGTAATCCAGTGGTGGCACCATGCCTGTGGCGCCTACGCGATACCTGAGCGCCTACTTATGGCATTCCCTCTTCAAGCTGCGCGCACGCCACGCAATGGAGCAAGAATGAAAGCTGAGGGCTGTAGAGCTGGCACTCTCGATCTAATGCTCGCTGTCGGCCGTGGGCCGTTCCATGGATTATGGATTGAGATGAAAACGCCAAGAGGAGTCGTGTCGGATGAGCAGTCCGAAATGGTCCATGCGCTATTAGAACAATCATTTGTGGTACGCATATGTAGATCACCCGAGATTGCTGTTCAGGAAATCCAAGACTACCTCGCATTAGGAGGTGGCTGTGACGGATGAACTCATAGAGGTAGATTTTGGTGATACAAAGCTCGCGTTCAATCTGCGAGATTACCAAGTTGCCGCTAAAGACGCTACTCATGAAGGCTGGCAGATGTATTCTCGCCAGCTTTTATCGATGGCAACAGGTACGGGAAAGAGCACGATATTCGCAGCTATAGGAGCAGATGAATGGTCTCGTGGAGGGCGTACGTTAATCCTTGAGAATCGAGATGCACTCGTACGGCAGACTGCCAAACGCATCAAAGATGAGACTGGTATAGATTGCGAGATCGAGATGGCAGATCTACATGCTAGCATAACCGCACCAATCGTAATCGCCTCGGTTCCTACGCTCTGTCGTGATCGACGATTAACAGGATTTCCACACGATCACTTTTCGTTGGTGGTCACGGACGAAGCGCATCATAGTTTAGCCACATCTTACGCCAAGATCCTATCGTACTTCCATTACGGCATGGAGTCCATGGTCGAAGGCTGGGTTGCGCCTCCTGATGGTACCTATCAGCATAAAGCAAGAATTCTTGGAGTCACAGCCACACCTGAACTCTCTTCTAAGCGCACGCTTGGTGAAGCATACCAAACTATAGCCTACAACTATTCCCTCATTAACGCTGTACGTGACGGATGGCTGGTTCCACCGATCACAAAAAATATTCCACTCAAGATCGATATACGAGGATTACGACCAGGCCGAACACCCAACGGCAGTGATTTCAAACTCGAAGATCTCAGCGCTCGACTGGTGCCTGTACTAGAGGCACTCGCTGAACAGATCTGCTCGATCGCAGCCAACGAGAAGACAATCGCCTTCGTGCCATCAGTAGAATGCGCACGCATCTTAGCCGAAGCAATCACACGTCACGGGCTAAATGGAATTTTCGTATCTGGAGACTGTCTTGATGTAGATGAGAAGACCGAAGCCTATCGTCGCGCCGGCCGTGGAACAGTACTTTGTAATTGTGCCCTGTATTGTGAGGGAGCGGATTTTCCTGATACATCGTGCGTTGTCATCGCTCGCGCTACAAAATCAACCGGATTCTATCGACAAATGATTGGCCGGGGAACCAGGACGCTGCCTGGCATTGTCGATGGATTATCCACGCCAGAATTACGACGGGCTGCCATTGCAGCTAGCGCGAAGCCAACGCTGCTCATCCTAGATCCGCTTTGGGTTTCAGATCGAATCGATCTATGCGATGCTTACGATCTATTTACAGATAAGCCTGAGATTAAAGAGCGGATGAAAAAGCTCGGCCAGCCATCCGAAGAAGCAGCGCGCCAGGCTGAGCGCGACATGATCAAGGCTCTTGAAAAAGAAGCTCTTAAACACGCGCGCAAGCAGGCTCGCGTCATCGATCCACTTCAATGGTCAGTGATGGTCGGTGAAGAAGCACTTGCAGATTTCGTTCCGGCTGAGAACTGGGAGGCCGACGCCCCGACTGAAGGCCAGATAAGTTTCCTGCAAAAACAGGGTATCGATACGTCAAAGATTAAATACAAGGGGCTTGCTCACAAAATCATTGGCCGTGTCGTTTCTCGCGTTAACCTAGGACTAGCCACTGGGCGCCAGCTATCGCTTATGCGCCAGCTCGGGCTCGATGAGCATACCTGTGCTACGCTGACAATGAAGGAAGCTTCAATGGCGATCGATCACGCCATGGCTGAGCGCAAGCTCCAGCGCGCTACTAGTTAGGCCATATCCTCGCCGAACAGCTTCTTGACGTAGCTTCCGTAGAGATCGGCAGATTTTGGATTCGAGAACTTCTTGGCGTAAAGACCAGAGCCGCCCATGTGGCCTTCTCCGGATGCGTCGCTGCCACGAGGTACGCTCGATCCGCGCTGACTGAAACCCATCTGCTTCGCCGGATCAATCTCCTCTTGATCGCCTGGTAACTCTTCAGAGCCAGTATCGTTGGTAAGAGGATTATTCTGCGCCGGATTAGCCGCTGTGGGCTCGCTCGGCTCGTCAGCCGGCTCGTTTATTGGCGCCGCGGTTGCCGTCGCCTGAGTTGGCGCGACAGTCTTGGTAACGCCATTTTTCACTATCGTACTACCACTACCGGCGAGTGCGTCACTTACTGAGCTTGAAGGAACTACACGCGTAACTCCGCCACGAGTCAGAGTGCCACCCGAATTCTGTGTAGGCGAAAGATCACTCGATCCATATGCGCTTGGCGCTACAGTTGTCGTAATCCCATTACGCGTCATCGTACCACCGCTATTCGGCGTCGTCCTACGCAACGGAGTCTTTGCCTGTGAAACAACACTCTGAGCCTGAGATTGAATTGCCGACTGCTGGAGAGGTGCAAGTCTGGTTGCACCGACTGGTTGAGTCTGGAAGAGCGGCTGCCTTCCACGATAAGCGCGGGTAAGTGAAACGGATGGCATGATCAGTTAATTGGATGTTTTTACAATTTGGTCAAATTAATATCGGGCCACTTCGACCCTTCGGGGTGTGGGCATTTAGCCGTTGCCAGCCACCATTTGAATCGAGTGCATCCACAACCAGGAGCCGTGCATTCACCTAGTCCGAGGTTCCCGCCTGCTTTGTAATAGCTGCATGCATTGCATGCGACGCTGCGAAGATCCCTAGTTTCATCGCTAACAACAGGGAATCCACGACTAGCCCATAATCGAAGCTCACGCTGCAGATTCTTGAATTTCCTTATGGCAACAATGTTCATGCGCTCAAAGCTATATAGCTAAATAAAGCATAAAATACATTTGCCCAATTTGTAGCCACACCTATCTGGACTGGAGCATAAACTAACCCATCGGCTGTGCCAGTTCCTATTTCGCCGTTATTGTTCGTTGCAAAAAACCAGATAGAGCCACCTGTCTTAAGACCAACAACAGCACCCATACCAGGGTAGAGCTGGTCCCAGTCTGTAGCGCTACCTATCTGCATTGGCGCATATATTAAATTATCAGCAACTCCGCTACCATTCTCACCAGCTCCATTTGTACCCCAAAACCACGCAGTTCCAGTTGACTTCACAGCCGCCACGCAATTGTCAAACTGGTAGGCATGAACCCAATCCGATGCCGATCCGATCTGAGCAGGTACATGAATAACAGCATCACCCGATCCGGTTCCTTTCTCGCCGAAAGTATTAGCCCCCCAGTGGTACAAAGTACCATCAGTTCTTAGCCCGATTATAGCGCCTGTTCCGCCGAGGGCTAGTTCTTCCCAGTTAGTTGCAGCACCTATTTGTGTAGGAGCGTAGATTAACCCATCAGCGACTCCACTTCCATTTTCTCCGAATCCATTCAACCCCCAGAACCACGCTGTACCATTGGTTCTTATTCCCAAAATACATTGGTCTACGTTATAAACCTTACTCCATGTCGATGATCCTATCTGGGTCGGTGCATATGTCCCACCAACAATACCGTTACCAACCTCACCATTTCCGCTTCTACCCCAGAACCAAATCGTTCCGCTTGTCTTTATACCTATTACATTGATAAATAGATTACCTAACCTATCCCAGTCAGAGTCTGTACCTATTTGGGTAACCGAGTAAACTAATCCATCATCTACACCGCTTCCATTTTCACCTCGGTTATTCGTACCCCAGAACCATAATGTACCGTTAGTTTTCAGACCAATAAAGCATTTCCCGGTCTGATATACTTTCTTCCAGTTGGTATCGGTTCCAATTTGAGTTGGAGCATATGACAGCCCATCGGCTACACCGCTTCCATTCTCTCCATTGAAGTTTGTACCCCAAAACCAGATTGTACCATCGGTCTTTAGGCCGATCACAGCCGTTCCATTATTTGTAAGATCAGACCAATCAGTTGAAGACCCGATCTGGGTCACAGCCTCAACACCTGAACCAGATCCACTACCGTCTACAGCAAATGAGTTATCACCCCAAAACCATGCTTTATCTCCAGATGAGCAGCATCCGCACGGAGTAAATGAAATCGATGACATGTCATGCCCCCCACGTTAACGTTATCGTGCTACCACTACATGAGATGCTAGCGCCTAAAATCTGCTGTTCGACGCGATTTAATCTCGCGATAATAATGTTGATATTTTTATCACCGCTTGACTGCTGCTGTAGCACGCCAAGCGATTGCCTGATCCTACTTATTGCCTCGTTGGCCTTTTTTTCTGCTTCAGAAATTGCATTGTAGTCAGGCAATATCGGTTTCTTCTGGCTTTCCATCCAACCAGCTGGCAAAAACGGATGTGCTTCTTGAATATCCTCAGGCATATTATACGGGTAGTGCAGGTGGTGTAGGTACGACGACAGTTATCACCGTTTTCCTGTAGTACTTTGTTCCATCTACTGCTGCGAAAGCTGGCCGCTCATCTATGTAGGCTTCAAGTGTCACGGTATTACCAGCCGGATCTGATGGTCCACCGGCAACTATGATCTGAGCCGTAGTTCCACCGTAAATCGGATTACCAAAAATTGCTGCATCGATCGGGGCAACGTTGCTACATGTAACCGTAACTGGTGTTGAGCTAACTGAAAAATAACCATTCATAGCCTCCACGAGATTATGTGGATTATTCCCAAAGCTGATCCATTGAGCCCTTGCCACAGCCCAAGCGGTGGGAGCCCACAAGTCAGATGGAGTCGTGAACGTATTCGATGATTGATACGTGACCGTAATCGTACCAGAACACCTCATATCTACTGGAGGACTCTTGTAGATATCAAGCATGGTCCTACCGCTATAGGTCTCTGTAAATGCCTTGGCTCTTCCAGGGTACGGGAACGTTAGTATCCTCTTAACTGAAAAGCTACCGCTCGTAGGATCTCCACCACTATCGCTCTGGATCGTAGTTACGGTGTATATTTTGTACCCATCCGACTCGCGGTACTCATCCCTGATTACTACGCCTGATGGTGTGACTTTTGTCCCGAAAGAAATATCAGTCACTTCACGCAAGCCATCACTTATTGCACTAATAGCTTCCTCGATTAGCCCATTTCCAAGTACGAACTCATACCGATAAACCTGCCGACCGTTTATGAATTCTACATTCTGGGTTAATAGCGTCCACCCAGACGGGGTAGCTGGTACTGTACCTAGCGAAGTTATAGTACGAAGCTGTACCTTACCGCCAAATTTAACATCGTCGGTCTGCGACAACTGGCCGCTGCTAATATATACTCTTCGAATACGCTGAAGAGTTCCGTCATTAGTTCGACCTTCTGTTTTTAGAATACAATCACTAAACGGAGCTGGAGCTGCAGTTGTACCGGGAATCTGATATGTAGCAGTTCCGACATTCAACTGAAGATAGTCGATCGTAATAATACGATTATTATACTGATCTAGCTCAACCCCTGATTGGCCAACCTGCGTCTCGCCTGTTGGATTAAGTTCCTCGAAGACCCTCAGTAGAACCGGAGGGAATTTATTTGGCTCGTAGTAATTGCCATGACCGTGCCCACCACCAATTCCTTCAACACGTTGATCGATTAGATAGCAGGTAGTATATTTTTCATCTACAGTACCTAATGGCTTCCAGCATTCGGCCAATATAGTAGCTGGGTCTTTAGGAATCCAATTCATTACATCATACCTACGCTCCACGCGCTGCCTGAAGTCCGGTAATCGAATTACCGTAGGTGCTCGATTTTGGAGGTCCAGATTTGCCACGTTATTCACATGGTATCTATTCCCATAAATGTCACGCCAAGAGTAATTCGTCGATTGGCGGTGTGTGGTTGCTAACAACTTGTTGACACTCCCTGATATTAATTCCAATCGTCAGTTATGGAAACAAGTCCAGCCCGCGGGACACCCGGGCAACCAGTAGTAGCACCCGCTAGTTCGGAGGCCGCGCCTTCCGCCGCTTCCAGTTCTTTGCAGCAACCAGATCTTACGAGCAAAATTCAGAAAGCAAGTTCGCCTGCTGAAGTAAGAGCACTTATTGCATCCCAGAAAGCTGCGATTCAGGAAACACTACGCAAGCCAGACGGTTGGAAGCCCGGTGAGGTTAAACCCGCCGCTCCCGCCGCTGAGCCAGAACAGGAACAGCCTGCTGAACCAACTACCGAGGAAACCCCGGCCAGCGAAGAACAGCCAGCTGAAACTGAGACCCCCGAAGAGCAGGAATCCTCCACGACACAGGAGACAGAAGACGATCAAGGTGAGGGTGATGGTGGCGATGGCCCCGTTACTCCGATCACCGGAAAGCGCGCTCATCTCCGTTTCGCGCAAGACGACAAGGTAGGACGTTTAGCAGCGTCCCTCATGAAACGTAATCAAGACATGCTAATGGAGGAAGCAGTAACCCGGGCTCGCTCCCAACTTGGCCTCAACGAGCAATCGCCGACCAAAGAAGAGACACCAGCAGTAGAATCGAAGCTCCCGAAGTCCGTTGATGAAACAATGGCAGAAATTGCCAGACTTCGCGCAGAACGTAAAAAGGCATCTACCGAACTTCGGTTCGAAGATGTTTCTGACTTGAACGATCAAGTCGAAGATCTCCTCCAGCACCGCTTCACATTGGAGCGCCAAGCTGAACAACATGAAGTCGCAGAAGCGAAAGCCTACGACCAAAAGTTTACCAGTTCGGAATCCAAGGCAGTTGACCTCTACGCATTCGCGGCAGATCCCGAAAGCGCCGGAGGCAAACGCATGAGAGAGATCGAGGCCGACCTCAGGGACGCAGATGATCCACTGTACTACAGCCCGGATAAGCCGCTCCGAATTGCTCAGATGGTTGCATCAGAACTTCATATCGCTCCACGTCGGAAAGGAGCACCCGCCGCGCCGGCCAAGGCCGCAGCTCCGGCACCCCAAGCTACTACCAAGAAACAAGTATTGCCCGGTGGTGGAAGCAGAACAACCCCACCATCAACCAATCAACCTTCCGCGATCGAAACACGAATCAGAAATACGCCCACTACAGTTGCAGGATTAAATGCACTGAGAAAAGAGCTGGGGCTCCGACGTTAAGCGTACCGATTATTCTGTGACATCGCCATCACCAGCATGTAGCTGGCAATCAAAACTCTATAATTTCCAACAATGAGCTGGGAACCAGGCACAAATAATACCGCCACCGCATTGGCAGCAATGTCACCGGAGTCGGTACGCATTCTCTGGCAGAAGACCGTCGATACGTTTGAACAAACGGAAGACTTCTTCGCTAGATTCGAGGGCGAGTCGAAAGATTCGTCTATCATGACAATTAACGACACGTCGGTTGATCGCGGTCTCAAATTCCGCATCACTTCACGTGCAGGTTACTACAACAAGGGCAAGTCCGGTGAAGGTCTCTTCATCGACCAAGACGATTTCGCCACAGACGTCATCAACAACAACGAGTTGGATTGCGATTATCTTCGCAATGCAGCCTCTGCTTCGCTTCGTACCGATGAGTACATGGGTATGCAGGGTGAACTCGTTGACGGCCAAGCTGAAGAGCTCGGCAAGTGGATGGGCCGTGAGAAATCAGCCCGCGCCGGCATGACCTTCGTACTGAAAGGTGGACCTGAAAATCTACTGATCGGTGGCGGCAAGACCGACGAATCCAAACTCCTCACCTCCGATGGTCTGGTGTACAACGACATCCTCTTCATGGGCCAAGCTCTGAAGCCGATGGGCGGCCGTCCTTGCGAAATCGCAACGATCAAGGGCTCTCCAGTCTACAAGTACTGCGTAATCGGTACAACTCCGGGCCTCTTCTCCCTCAAGCAGGACTCTGACTACAAGCAGGTTCTGCGCGAAGCTGCTCCCCGTGAAGCCGCCTACGATGAGAATCCTCTCTTCCAAGGTGGTTACACCGATATCGACGGTCACCGCATCACCGAGTTCAACCCAATCGATCCAGACGGTTACGCTTGGTCTGGCTCGTGGTTCAACGCCAAGGCATTCCTTGGCACTGCGATCACTGCCGGTACGGCAGCCTTCGACATCACCGGTGGTGGTTCAGCCACTGCAGCCGCGGTCACCAACATCGAGTACTTCCGGTTCTTCCCGAACTTCGCGTTCGAGTTCCTGCCGAATGACATCTACTCACCTGGCACCACCGAGCAGTATCTGCTCATCGTCAACCCGCGCAATGCCGCCGTTGACCCAGGCAAGGTTGGCATGTATGCCTACACCACTGGCAACAACGGTAACAAGATCACGATCACCAAGCGCCTCGCTGCCGTGCAGAACGGCCCAGTCGCCCTCAACCAGATCGGTGATGTGGTTTGGAACACCGGTGTATGGCTGAATCGCCACACACAGACCCACCCCATCGGCGCCACGATTATCCTCTGTAACGCCAAGGGCGTTCCGATCGGTGACACGGTTATGATGGGCGCAATGGCCATGCTGCGCGGCTACGGCAAATACCGTAACAAGCGCGATCAGTGGTTCGTCGATGCGTTCGTTACCCGCAAGTACATCCTGACGGTCTTTGGTCAGCAGCTCCGCAGGAACGTGAACGGCAGATACCCGGGCTTCGTCCGCCTCCGCCACGCCATCAGCTATCCCGAACTAGGTCTCCCCACCGTTACTTCGTAACGCATAGTTCGTTCGCATATCTGCCGGGGTGTAATTCCCCGGCAGATTACCTTTTATGTCAGCAAAACTAATCATCTGGGTTCCCGGTAAACCGCTGCTTAATGGGTACAAGCAGCGCGAGTTCATCTGGTCTGAAGCCCACAAATGCTATATCTACGGCGGATCTGAGATCGACGCCTCGAAGTTCAACGAACTCTACGAAAAAGCAGTACGCAATAATTTTGATATGAATCCACGCGTAAAAGTTGTGGATGTTCAGCGAATCGCAATTATCGAGCCCCCGCCAATCACTACAATCACCGCTCAAGAGATCACGGCTGAGAAGGCCGAGGAAGTTCTACAGCGGCTCGCGCCAGAACGGTTAAAGAAGAAGCCAGGCCCTAAACCTGCGATCGAGGTCGCATAATGCAATGCTCCAAATCGTCCAAGCTCGTGATGACCTACTCAGCAAGCTGGGCATCGAAAACGCTACGCTAGCCCAAACGCTGGCGCTTCAGGACGTCATGGTGGCCATTAACGGCGCCATGCAGCTACTCCAGACGGCTGGGCAGGATTACTTCACCCGCGAGATAATCACGATTCCGCTGTCCGCTGGAACTTCGATCTACAATATCTCATCGACCGTTCAATCAGTCCTTGGGCCTGTCCGCTGGAACAATGTGAAGCCACTCCGCGGGCTCACCAGCGAGGGCGAACTTGATCAATTTGATCGCATCTTTAACGGCGGATCAGGCTACGGCATAGGTGCTGATGGTGATCCAGTTGCGTATTTTGTTAAGTACTTACGAAACGGTACAGTTGGTGACATCTGTGGAATCTCATTCCGGCTTGCACCAGCGCCGTCATCGCCAGCTGGCATACTCTATGCCGAGGTCGTAAACGATGCCCCATCCTACACGGTTGCCGATCTCACGAGCACCAACGTTCTCCCCGTAGCTCAGAACTACACGGAGAGCATATTCCTGCCGATCGCACGGCTATTGATCACGCGGTCATCGCAATTCAGCCGCCCAGATCTCCTTACTCAACTTGAGCAAGATGGCCAGCGCGCGCTCCAAGCGCTCGGGCTGTCTGGTGGATTCCCTAACGTCGATGTGCCAGCCCCTGAAAGGAAAACCGAAGGATGACAACTATCCAGCTATTCCATCGCATTGGGCGCCGCGCGGCCGGAGGCGACTTCACGAAGCTTTCGATGACGGAGCAGACCGATATCGCCGAGGCCGCAAATAGTGGCCTTCAGGAGATCTACAATTTTCTGCCAGCGTACTTCAAGGAGATCACCGAAGGATTCGTACTTCCGGCGCCACAGCCGATCACGCTGTCCGTTGTGAAGAACTCCAATCAGCTTTCGTCCGACGTCTTCACTGATACCCAGATTGGCCGATCCGTGCTGCTCGACGGCGATCCGGGTTGGAACCAGGTCATCGCTACCAATGCGCTACTTAATCCCTACCTCGGGGAAACAGGCACGGTAAATGGCACGCTCTACGGTGATGCGGTGTATTCCATGCGGTATCCGTTTGATCGGATCATCGGCAATCCCATGTTCGCGAATCAGAATAGCGCATTCCTGATGCGCCGCGAACTCATGAAGGCCAACAATACCCCAAATGTCTGGCCGTGGCAGCAGACAGTTGGCGTCCCCCAGACATGGTGGGTACAGATGCTCGGCAATTCACAAGGTAATGAGCCGCTAATGGTTTTGCGCTTCGCGCCAGCGCCAGACATCGCCTATGCGATGAATGTTCGGTTATCATTCTGGTCGAAACGTCTCACGCTCGCCGACTACGATGCAGCCACGACCCTTCCTGTTCCTGATCAATTTCTAGAAGTCGCATTGATCCCGCTCTGCATCCGCGCATTCATGTCATCGCCATCATACAAATCAAATAACGATGACAAGGCCGTGCTTGATCGCGCAACTCGCGGTGAAGAATTTCTCAAGAATCAACCCGGCCAACCAGCTGCCCCAACCAATCGCATATTCACTCCACTAGGATTTTAAATCATGAGCAATCGACTATACAACAATGCCGCAAAGTCTGCCGCACAACTTGTCTACGTAGCCAATCTCCAAGGGGAGAGCGGAATTACTTTCATCAACGACACAAGCGCAAAAACTGGATCATGGTCGGCAATTCAATGCATAACTGCATGCACATTCTCAGTGCTAACATGCAAAGAAAATAACGGAGCAGATATGGCAAGCATAGTACTCGCTGCTGGCGCTACAATCTATGGCCACTTTTCAGCGATAACTCTAGCAACTGGTTCAGTAATAGCCTACAACAGCTAATGCCATCCCAAGGCACAAAACTAGGTGTATCCGTCTGCTCGTGTTGCGGTGGAGATGATCGGTGCCCGCCTCCGTCAATGAATTTTAGCATATCCTCCAACTCAGCTAACATCATACTAGAATAACACCATGTCATCTATACCTATTAAAGACGGGAACGGAGCGCCTCTTAACTTCACGCCGGCATCAGACTGTATTGGATTGCCGTCAGATTCAGCAGCGGCATCTGATTCTGGAACATTTTCACTCATCGCACTTTTCAAGCGATACTTAGCAGCAACCACGGCTTTCTTTGGTTCGGCCTCTACATCAGCCAAACAGGATACAGGGAACACGTCTCTTGCGACAATTGCAGGTAAAGACTTCGCAACCCAGACTACCCTTGCGGCTATTCTGGCAAAGATAATCGCCGCGCCTGCAACTGAAGGCGGCAATCTGGCTACGATCGCTGGGAAAGATTTTGCCACTCAAACGACACTTGCGGCACTCAATGCTAAGTTAGCTGCTCTCGGGCAAGCGCTCATGGCTGCTTCAATGCCGGTAGTCATAGCAAGTAACCAATCTGCCGTTCCCGTATCGGGTACTTTCTGGCAGGGTACACAACCTGTTTCTATCGCAACTGCCCCAGTGCTTGTCGCTGGGTCAGCTATCATCGGAAAAACTGGCGTAGACCAAACTACCGATGGAACTACGAATAAAGTAGCCTCCGCTGGCCTACCCACTACGGCAGCCATCAATGCGGCATCTGTAGGACTTGCTACTGGCCTTACGGTGGCAAACATCAAAGCCAGTGCTGGCAGTGTTTACGGCATGGCCATCGCTAACAAAACTGCAGCTACTCTCTACATACAGTTTTACAATACGGCTGGTACCCCAACACTTGGAACTTCAGTTACGTGGTGGGTTCCAGTCTTGGCATCCCAACAGATATTCATTCCAGTTGGTGATATAGCGCTCGCCAATCATGCTACTGGAATCGGTATCGGTGCAAGCACTACACCAACTTCAACTGGCACGCCTGGTACCGCTCCAGACGTAGTAGTATTCTACAAGTAAAATGAAAACCCGCCCAGGCCGCGCAGTCTACAATCCACCCGGCACACCAGGTTCCGGGCCATCAGCATCGATCGATACAGGGATCACATCGCTGGCTGATCTCGCGGCTGTGGCTACGGTTAACCTGATTGCGCCTGCGCTTCGTTACTGGGTCCAGGCATCTGATGGCACTTCTCAGACATGGCAATTGCTAGCGAGCACAGCTGCAACGTCTGAAGGCGTTCAGAGGCCAAATGATTACAACGACTTAACCAACGCAAAGGTCTGGTTTAAAGCCTCAACCTGAGTGAATGTCGATGATGTAAAAGTTTCACAGGCCACACACGTAACGCCACACCCGGCCTACGAAGACAGATTTATCACCCCAGAGGCAAATTCGCTCTGGGGATTTGATTCAAATAAGCGGCCGGTCAAAGTTTCAATTGGTGCAAATATTACGCTTGTTGGTAACATTCTGAGCGCCACAGGTGGTGGAGGAGGGTCTGGTACAGTCACCAATTTCTCTGCCGGGAATCTTTCTCCGCTATTTAGCACGAGTGTTGCCACATCGACCACTACACCTGCGCTGACATTCTCGTTAACTAATCAAGCCCAGAAAACATTTCTTGCTGGGCCAACAAGTGGGGCCGACACTGCGCCAACATTCAGAACCATCGGATCAACCGATCTCCCCGATCTTAGCTCAATATACCAACCGCTAAATACAAAACTTTCAGCATTCTCTGCTTTAGCTAACTCCATTGGTTGGCTTCACAATGATGGAGCCGGCGTACTCTCGTATTCAACGCCTACGTATTCCGATGTAGGCGCAGCTCCATCAAGTACAGTAAGCTTTCCTGGATTTGGAACTAGCGGATCAACAGCATGCGTCGGCAATGACGCTCGACTTTCTGATGCTCGCCCTGCAAGTGATGTCTATGCATGGGCAAAAGCCCCCACTAAGCCATCATATACATATACTGAAGTAGGAGCTGACCCTGCAGGCGCTGCTGCTGCTATCACACTGGCTGGACTAGGTGGTGTACCAACTACACGACAGGTAAATGGGCACGCGCTCAGCTCGGATGTAACCGTTACCAAGTCAGATGTCGGGCTAGGCAACGTAGCTAATTCGCTACAACTGGTAGCCGCTAGCAACCTAAGTGATATCGCTAATGCCGGTACAGCACGTGGAAATCTAGGAGGCACTACAGTTGGCCAAAATCTTTTCACGCTCGCCAATCCTTCGGCGATCACTTTCCCGAGAATCAACGCCGACAATACAGTTTCAACCCTAGATGCATCTAGTTTTCGCACGGCTATCGGTGCCGGTACAAGCAGCTTCGACGGGACATGGGGTAGCCTGAGTGGTAAACCAGCCAATGTTGTATCATTCGGTTCGCTAGCAAACGCATCAGGATGGCTACACAACGATGGGGCCGGAGTACTCTCCTACTCAACTCCAACGAAATCAGATGTTGGCCTTAGCGCTGTCGAAAACACAGCACTGAGTACATGGGCTGGATCTACAAATCTTACAACGCTAGGCACAATCGCGACAGGCACATGGAATGCGTCTGTTATCGCCGGCCAGTATGGTGGTACTGGAGTGGCGAATACAGGTAAGACAATAACGCTCGGAGGAAATCTTACCACATCAGGGGCCTTCGCCACCACACTGACAGCTACAGCTGCTACCAGTATCACACTTCCAACTACGGGTACATTGGCTACGCTGGCCGGCGCTGAATCGCTTACAAATAAGAAACTCGGATCGCTTACGACGAATGGATTCATCACAACAACAAGCAGCGATGGAACACTGGTCGTTACAAACGCAGCCGCATTCACGAGCGGCACGCTTGCTGGGCTCACAGGGCTTGCGATACGCGATACAAGCGCAGCTTTTGACCTAACGTTTGCAGCCACATCATCTACAGCGTTGATGGCCGGTAGAACGCTGACGTTCGATGTAGTTAACGCAGCACGAACGATCAAGCTCACTGGCAACCCAACGCTAGCAGACTGGTTCGATCAGAGCGTTAAATCAACGGCATCTCCTTCATTTTCTAATCTTACAGCAAATGGAAACTTTAGACTAACCAGCTACTCAGCGGGCGCCCTCTATGAAAACGATACTGGAGATGTTCTATCAGAAGCGGCGCTCAATGTGATTCGTGGAGGTACCGGCTTGACTACCATTGCCGCTAGCAAGCTTTTATGGAGTACGGCTTCAAATACATTGGGAGCAATTTCGCTTGGGTATGGAATGACGGTCACAAGTTCAGAACTGCGCACGCCCCAAGATCTGCGTACAACGGGCGCGCCCACCTTTACTGGCGTTACTATCGACTCTCGTGGCATAGGATACGCAACGCTCACGCTCAACGCTGACGTAACAAACAACTCTGCCGGTCTACTACTTGAGTCTAATAATGTTCAGGAGTGGTCACTAATTAGCCATATCGGCGGTGTAGATGCATTTGGTCTCTACAATATAAATCTTACAGCCAATGCATTCTCGGTAAATAGATCAAATAATCAGATAAGTTTTGGAACAATCGCAGCTGGTACGTGGAGTGGTACAGCAATCGGAGTTACCAATGGTGGTACCGGATTGACTGGTCTCGCTAGCGGGAAAATGCTTTATGCGAGTGCGTCGAATACGCTAGCGGCATTGAGCACCGGAAACTCTTTAGCGATCACCGGGGGGATACTGGATACTATTCAGGATATACGGACAAGTGCCGCCCCGAATTTCAAAGCCCTTTTCTGTTCGGATAACAAACCCTCTGCGTATAATTTAGTTAGCGTAGTCAATACCGGAACTGGCGGCGGCTCACAAATAGTCCTAAACGCACAAAGCGCGGATGGTACTATAAACTGGGCGCCCGCAAATTTCTTCAGATTCTTCAACGGAACATCCGTCCCTTATGAGTTTGTGTATGCGAGTGGCGTAACCGCCTTATCCATATCGTCGTCCGGCGCTATAACAACCGCGTCCCCGTCCGGCGGCACCGCCCAGCCGTGGAAACTTGGGGGTTACACCTCTGGCATTGCCGTACAGGCCGGTAGGGTTCGCGTAGAAATTAACGGCATCCCCTATGACCTCTTAACAGCTTAATACCATGCCAAAATCACTTGATACAAAACCACTTTATGTGCTTAGCATCCGTCGTGTAATATGTGTATTGAGATTATCTATAACAAGGACAACTTGATAAACAGTGTTATCGCGCATCGCTTGCAGGCTACACAAGATTTTGCTGGAACTATTTCAACCCATAGCCCAATCCATAACCCATGAAATATACTCTGAAGGCGCAGACGATAAACCTCCTAAAGCAAGTCATAACATTCCCTGGATGGACAAAAGATATCGAGGAAATATACCGTGGCGGTAAGCTCTTGGTCGAAACGCTCCCAGCAATAAAGGACGGATCAGATACCGAGCTACCCATCGAGGTAGAACTTTGCCAACCTGATATTGAGCTCTGCAAAAAGGCATTTACCCATGCCCTAGCTAAGGAGATGGTCCCGACTTCAAAGTGGACCAATGACTTAATCGAAAAACTCGAATTTGTTGGAAAGCCAAAGTGAACCAAGATGGAACATGCGATGTTAATCTAATCTCCTACATAGGAGGCGAGGATGACCATCGACAAGTCCACGAGCTATTTCCTATCGGGAATAAGGATGGTAACTATACGTCAGCGATCAAATGCACAGGGAAGCTGCATGACTTCTTTGGCCAGTATGGCACAGTAATTGGGGGCTCGGAATCAGCGGCCGACTGCAATAACCAAGCGAGTCGAGTCATTCTCACAGCGGAGGTATGGGATATCCAAAATACCAAGTACGGTTTCACTAATAAGGGCGGATGCCATGATAATCGATTCCTTGGGTATGTTCGTGGTCATGGAAGTCAGGTAGACTTCGATCAGGACAATTGGAGCGATCAATGCCATGATCCTTGTGAAGGCACGATTCTAGGACTTATCCCTGAGGATGGTGAACCCATCTTAGTTCGCTACATCTATAATAAACCCACATTTATTAATGGCACCGGACCATACAAGTTTGCCTTCCCGTGGCCATGGCTACCCCTTCCCAGGCGATGGATAGGGTGCATCTTCAATCAACTACGTCGCCTAGGATTATTCCGATGAAAATCTCAAATCGAGGTGTAGTAGATCCGGCCACATGGGCCGTTATTGGCCTTATCGTTGTCAGTGGATGGGCATATCAGAAAGTCACTGCGCCAAGTAGGAACAAGAAAGTTGCAGATCAGATTGCCGTCGCTACAGATCAGGCCAACAAACAAGCACAGGAAGCCAAGCGCTTGGCTGATGAAACCAAGGTTGCTGCCGCAGTCGCCGCAGCCGCGCATGCCAAGGAAATCGCCGATCGAGATCAGATGGACAAAAACGCCTCCGACTTCAATGGCCAAGGTAAAGCGCTCCTTGAGGCCGATCCTAACCCATCTCCCTATACGCTCATCGCAATTGGCATGTGCGATTCTGTGGATGCATCCCTCGGTATCAAATCTACGCCGGAGCAGCGTATAGCTTGGGCAAAGCGGGTTGTACCGTTACTCCAGCACAATGCTGAGATCGAGAAACAGCTCGCGGAAGCTCGGGCGAATGCCGAGGCGCTCGCGGTCGGCAAAGACGCTGAGCATGCCCATGCATTGGCTGCTGATGCCCACGTAGCATCGCTTACCAGCGAGTTGGCTGCACAGACTACCACCATTGTAAATACCACCGGCCATGCCGAACAACTGGCCGCACAGAATAAGAACTGGGCCGATGGCGCTGTTACACTTGCGCAACGCTTTAAGGCCGCACTGATTGGTATAGGCGTGCTACTCGTTATTATCTTCATCGTCTCATGGCGCCTTCGCGGCGCCTCCGCTACGCTCCACGACGCCGTTGCGGCCGGTGAATACGCCAAGCATCTGGCTATAAAAGGATCAGCAGATGCTGAGCAATTACTCGAAAATTGGTGGGGCGGAGACAAGACTGCCCAGGCAGCCATCGAGAAGATAAAGGCAAATCTTCGGCTTTAAGGGTGGAACTATTCGATTTCCAGCACAGCATGCACAGTAACCCTCCCAGCAATGTCATCCGAAAACGAAGACGTCCTTGAAGACGACCTCACCACGCCTTTGCTAAAACCACCTGAATTTTCTCCGAGCGTACCGGCGTCTGACATTGCTGATTTCAACAAACGGGATCAGAAGTTGCTACTGGGATTTTATGTCATCGCTCAAAAAGTTGACTGGCTCATTCAAGCGGCGATCGAGACCAATCGCCAGCAACGTAAATTCGAAACAGAACTCATCCGCGTGCGCAGGTGGAAAAAATCGCTCACAATGCGCTACACGCTTTACTCAGGCATTGCTGTGTTCATTGTTACCACGTTGGGTAGCGGATTGCTGGCGAAGATATCCGAAGCTATCCTCAAGAAATTCTTCCCATAATGTCATGAGCCTCCCAAGCAATACAGTGCAGGTGATCGACGACCTTGTTCGCCACTGGATTGTTCCACCTGAGATCATGGTTGTTGATGATGATGACATGCTGCTAGAGGTCATCCGAAAGATGCTCACTTCGTTTGGGCTCAGCGTGAAAACAGCAACCTCTGGCAAGAACGCAGTCGAGATCTACCAAAAGATGTACGAGCGGCGCTTCGAAAGCGGCGTTACAACCCATCCATTTGATCTAGTTTTTCTCGACATGAGACTGCCAGATTTGAGCGGGATGGAAGTCTTGGAGAAAATTCGCAAGCTCTGGCCACCACAGCCCGTGGTACTCATATCAGGCCAGTTCTTAAACGTGACCGGAATCACCGAATACGGTCCTGTCTGCATTGATGAAAAACCAATCACTATCGACAGTGTACGACTTGCTCTTGCGATGCATAACGTACGAATGCCGGCTAGCCTGAAATCATTTGGCCAGCGGCCCCAGAGCAGCCAGAGTTAAGGTCGCCTTACAGGTTGTTTCCTCGCGCGCCATCATCCCGATAATATCTTCGTACTCCTTCATAAGACGTCGAAGGATCTCGCGCTCCTCATGTGAGCATTTTTCTACTGGATCATCGTGGAGACGCGCCACAACTGCAGCATGCTTCTCACGCAGACGTCGAATGAAATACCTAGTGAATGGTTCGAATTTACGTAGCGCCTCGATATCCATGATATCTGAGCGCATCTTCTCATATGCTCGCTCGTTATCGGTAATTTCCATTGGTATCGCGTGATTGATGTTCTGCCATGATCCGCACAAATTCTTCCTCATTTCTTTGGGTTAGCGCATTCTGCTCATCGGGTGATAGTGCATCCCATATCGCCTTGGCAGCGTTAGCGCAGACCTTACAGGTTGGCGGTCGGTGCTTGTGACCGGTGAATTGCTTACGGCATGATAGGCATTGATGGCCATAGCAGCCATTTTCTTCATCGGCATAATCCTCCGGCCAGTCGCCAAGCTGCTGAGGTATCCATGCTGGCCTCATGTGATCAACGGAATACTCCCATACTCGAGGCGCCGGCAGAGTTTGATGTAGATCGGCATCGACGGCCATTGACGGCCAGCTTCGATTCCATGTAGGGTTTTATTTGAGATCCCGATCTCCTCAGCAAAACTCATCTGTTGAATGCCAAGCGCTTCACGTCTTTTCTTGACCTGATTAGCAAGCAGAAGAAGCTCTTGATCTGGTGCTTTTGGCATCGACCGTGAGGTTCGCATATACCCCGATCTTGTCAAACAAGATTATTTTAACAAATATGTCGGATTTGTCTTGTCTTGTGTGGCAAGATTTATTGCCATTTGCAATCAGGCTGCGACGCCCTATTTCGATGATCTCAATTTCCGTCACTTCCCGGTCCCGTGTATCAACGCCTAGCGTTGAGGCCTACCGCAAGCAGGTAGGCCGTTGTGCGTCGCAGCCCTACGCGGGACTGGGCCGATTTTTAACCTCCACTTCTCTTAACTAACATGGCTTCTAATGAGCGGGAATCCCTCAGAAATTGAAGTAGATTGGGACGATACCCCACCAGCAAAAGAGCCAGTACGGTTTGAAGACCTACCGGTAATACCGGTGAAGCGTATCCAGAAATCGACCGTAGGAAAGAACGGTACCGAACTCGGTCGATCGCCACCACATTCAGTCGAGGCTGAAGAATACCTACTTGGAGGAATTCTGCTTGATGGGCGCGACGTCATGAGACGCTGTCGAGATGAGCGTCTTAGTTCGGAATATTTTTACAGTGGATCAAATCGTATAGTCTACGAGAAACTGGAAAAGCTTTACGACTCAAAGTCAGAAATAGACCTCGTGATGCTTTCGGAGGAGCTTCGCAAGAATAACGAACTCGAAGGGCTTGGCGGCTATGCATTCCTCACCCAGATCAGCGGGCGCATCCCTACCACCGCGCAGGTAGGTTATTTTATCAAGACGCTGAAAGACCTACATGCGCTGCGCAGGTCGATCAAAGAGGCCACCGGAATCGTCGAGCGCGCTTATCTCCAGCAAGGCGATATCGAGGATTTCATCGCCGATGCGCAGGCGCGCTTCCAGTCGGTTTCCGAACTCACTGCTACCCCAGCCAAGCTCAAGAGCCGCGGCCTCTTCGAATTCTCGCTAGCCAAAGATAAGGACAAATCGATCCTACTTGGGAATCGCTACCTGAGCCGCGGCGATGGGGCAATCATCGTATCAACCTCGGGTATGGGCAAATCTGCGATGGCCATCCAGATGGCCACGGAACTCGCGCTCAACAAAGGCCCCTTTGGTATCCACGGTAACGGCCCACTTCGTACTCTGATCGTTCAATCGGAAGACTCGGATGGCGATGTTGCCGAGGTAGCCTATTCGCTACAGAATATACTCAATCTTACCAAGGAGCAGATCGACTTCGTGAACGATTCGGTTCGGGTAATCACAGATCGCGTGAACCGTGGCGAGAGATTCCTCAACGAACTCCGTAAGCAGATAGCTATCTTCAAACCAGATATTGTAATTATAAATCCACTACAGGCATTCATGGATGGCGACGTCACCGACGGCCGTGACCTAGGCGCCTTCCTGCGCGAAGGATTGAATAGCATCAACGAGCCAGCGACCTTTGGGTACATCATAATCCACCACACCACAAAACCAGCGACAGGAAAAGAAAAGTCAGAGCGGCTATGGCATGAGGTGATGTACGATATGGCAGGAGGAGCGGAACTGATTAACTGGGCGAGAGCGATCATATCGCTGCGTGCGGATGAGGTAGAGGGGAATTTCAATCTCGTGCTGGCCAAGCGCGGCCGGCGCGCCGGAGTTACAAAGCAGGTTCCCCACGGCATGGGAACACGCCTAGAACCGGTCACCACCATACCACTCAAGCATGCTACAGGTAGGTTCGATATCCCTGGTATCGCCAACGGCATTCCAAAGATCTATTGGGAATCACGCGAGGTACAGCCGGAGGAATCCAAGCCATCATCCACTAAGGCACCACCCGACAAGTATATATTCTCCGACTTTAGATTTGCATTCCCGCCGCACGACAAACCAGGCCGATCATTCAATGAGATCCAGCGCCTATTCTCGACCAACGGACTTCCATCACGAACAGAGAAAATAAACGGGATATTATCAAAATTCACCAGCGAAGGCTTCATCACAGAAGCCATAATCAACGACAGGAAAACATATAACCTAAGATCAATATGAGTGGCCCTAATCCAGGCAGCGCCACTAGTGCTGCCAAAATGAACCTAAAATCCGGACATCCAGACCTCGGCATTAAAATCGTTGTCGAGAAAGGACGCCGTATATCCATGGCTGAAGAGAAGCGATCCATCGACAATGGCGCCGACTACTTCTGGTGTAATCCAGAAAAACCTTGGCGCTACAGCATCCGACCAATAGAACATCGGCACTACTGATGAACCTCGCCATCGCCATAAAGATATCGGATGCAGCATGCGGGATTGGCCGTGGACTTCTTGGCCAGTCTACAGAGGTAGACCTATCGCATATAGACATCATCCGGTCGATCTCGTTAGCTCAGATGGAAACAGCAGCCGATACAGTAACAGCAGAGAATATCACGATCATTTCAGCGGCCGATAACCGTCAGGTATTTACAGTCTGCAATGACACTGATCTACTCTCGAAGGTGAAGCGTTGGTCTGACGCGGTGCATATTTGATCAGCGTTTCCCCTACAAGTATTGGGGTAGTTACCTTATAGCCGAGAGTGAATAACCTAGATAGAGTAGCCGAATGGTAATTTCCGGTTACTCCCAGGCCAATGCACTTGTACTGAACAGCGTTTCAAACCCGGCCTTTGGTTATCTACAGGCCGGCGCTCAGCCAACCAGTCAGGATGTCGTCTTCCAGCCTGATCCAATTCAGGTACCGATAACAGTACAGGTTCCATCGATCACACAGGACGGCGTCACCGTAGACTTCCCGCCGTTCACCCAGATCATAACAGTAACCCCTCCACCGGTTACGCGGTCAGTACCGATCCTCGGTGTATCCATAAATCCCTACGAGTGCGTTGGGGTTATTCAGACCAATCCAATTCGGTTATGCGCTCTCATCAAGCCCACGCTGATTGCATTGGCCAATCACTACCCGGCATCGCCAGGAGAAGCGGTTATCTTCTATGGTAAGAATGGCGTGGTGACTGCGACGATTAAGGAACTTGCAGCAACCTTTGGTGATCTCGATATCTGGAGGCTGCAGACACCGGTTACCGATATAACCCCAGCTCGATTAGCGAGCGACATGCAGATCGCGGCATACATCAGCCAACCTATTGTTTCCTTTGGATTAGTCGGAAGTCGGAATATTACGCCCTACAACTGGATACCGGTAGCCACTGATGGCCGTATCCTGCGCGCAATCCGAGGCACAGGTGGTGTCATGACCTGCACTTGCATGCTGCTTAATAACTCAATGACCGAACCAGGTGATAGCGGATCTCCAAATTTCTTTATGTGGAACAGTGTTCCATTCTACCTTGGAGCTGATCGTAAGATGGGATCAACCTTCGAGGTGAATATGGTCCATCCGTGGATAGCCCAACTTCCTTCGCCATGAAAACTAAACTCATCACCCTGTTAGCCCTAGTGCTTGCCACTAGTTCCTACGCTCAGCTCATCTACACCAATGAAGGAGTGACTTCGCCTCCTTCGACAATCCGCGCCAACGTATCCGATATCAATACGCTGCTCGCCTCGGGTATGTCGGCAGGCTTCACCTTGAATTCGCTTCCCGCCCTGACATTCAGCAATATCACTGGTACGCTTGCGCCGAATGAGTTCACGGTCGGCAACAACGGATCATTCACTCAGTTCGCCGAGGTCTCGTATATCACGAAGAGTTCTGCCGATTCGAACAACTTCATATCGTTCGGTACGCTCAACGGCAATACCACGCTATTCGCCAACTACAGCGCAGCCACAACGGTAACCTGGCGCATCGACGGTACTGGATCTACTTCACTTCCATCGAACGTGATTGATTTCAAACATACTGACGCCAGCATGGGGATCTCCGGAGATGAATTCAACGCTTCGATCTTCCACTGGTTTCTTTCGACCGATGATCCAAACTTCAACTACTACATGGCGTTCATCGACGACCGAGCCTCAGATCCGCGTACGGTCGATTTCAACGATGGTGTTTTCTTGGTAAGACTCAACACCCGCCAGATCGCTTTTGATGCAGTGCCGGAGCCATCAGTATATGCCGTGATCGGCTGTATGGCGCTTATCGTATTGATTGCTGTACGAAAATTCCGGTTAAAAAATTGCTGAGCCATGTAGTGAGTGGCTTGGTTATCTGAAGCCGAGCGGACCCGGAAACCCGCTCAACCCCGTCTCTCATGTGGGACGGGGTTTTTATTTGAGCTTGGGAACCTTCACCGTGTCGATACTTCCTATCACACCGAATACGCTCAGCAACCATACCAGCACTGCGATCAACACAACCACGTTAATGATCGCCTTGATGGTACTATCCATCGGTATTTTCGTATTCACTAGCCACAGGATTACTCCGATTACGACCAAGATGATGATGAGCGAAATGATAGGCATAGTCTACAGTACCATGTGCCACCAAATCAGGCCATCAGGTATTCCCCTACCAGGGTCGGGTTTCACCCTATCGAACTTATAGCTCGATCGCGGTACTATGCTGGTATGGATCACGATCACCCCAAGGAACCCATTCAACTCATAGCTGAGTTGATGGATCGACTTGGTGATAAACTCATCGCTGCAGTTGGACATTTCACCAGGTCGATGTCTAGTACTGCCACCAAACAAGACCTGCACGAACTAGGAAATAAACTCATGTCCGCCATATCAGACTTCGTCACCAAACAAAATGCCGTTAACGATCAAATCGATGCCGCTGTTACTGGACTCACCAGTGACATCAAAAACCTCAGTGATCAGATCACTCAGCTTCAAAACTCCCCCGGTACCATTACCCCTGCTGATCAGGCGTTGCTTGATGGCATTGAGGCGCGCACCAAAACCATAGCTGACAAGCTCACGGCATTGGATGCAGTCACGCCGCCCGTCGCTCCACCGACTCCGTAATCAGTAGATTTTGCTCAGACCAGTCTTTCCACGGCCACGAACCTTCTTGAGCCGTGGATTTTCGCGCTTGGCGGCCGGCGAGGCATTACGTGACGAAGCGGCGATGATAGCCGCGGCATTCTTCATAGGGAGATGTTCCCGCGCGGCCACCGAACGAGTGGCCCCAGCAAAACCTGGATGTGAGTTCATACCATAACCCTAGCAGGAATTGCTGGGGATTTCCAGTTAGACTTCGACCCTGCGCAGGATGCCGTGAATACGCTCGGTGTTATTCGTTATGCAGCGCCTGATATTCCTAAGCGAATCAGCTAGTGGCACCAAACACTCATCGGGTGGGGTTGGGGATGTTGGCATTACATTCGGTGTAGGATCAGTAAGTACATTCTTAAGCGTTGGCCAAAGCCCATCGATAGCCTTCGCAAGCATATCAATAGCGTCCTGGATTTGGTTTACCTGGTCATATACTTGGCCATCACGGATATGTTCAGGCTTTATTGAAGCCTGAGGCATAGTAGTATTAAGCATCTCTCTTGTTATAGCTTTCATACTTCGAGCTGAAGCATCCATTCTTTCAAGTCTTGTTTCCATAATATATACCCAGCGGGCGCTCACCACTCATTGGCAGGTGACGCCATTTACTAAAGTTCTACCTCCATCAATTGCGGTGTCTCACGCTCGATCCTCCATGCCGTTCCGATCGAGCACCGAAGATCCGAGGCCAGCTCCTTGTAGGTGCGCGCACGATTCAGGCGCCACTTCTGGATTATCTCGGTCTGGCTCGATCCGCGGAT